GACTTTAAAGAAAAGGCTGCGCTTTGGCTTCTTGTATTGTTTTTGATGGCAATGGTCACAGCGTTAGCGCAATCCGTACACGGCGTTCTTCAAGACCATGAACAACGCATTTCTGATCTTGAAGACGGAAACCCAACCAATGACTGAACCAACAGAGATGATCGAGCGCATGGCTAGGGCGATTGCCGACAACATAGGGCCGTCATTCGACAACCTGCACAAAAACAAACGGCACTGGATCGAGACACGCGGGATTTTTGGCGACGAACACCGAGACGTTAACGGGCCTTTTCGGGATGACTGCATGGAGGCCGCCCGCGCAGCCCTCTCCGCACTTCAAGAGCCTGACGCGCGGATGGTTGAGGCGGGCGGGGCGATATTCGGCTTTGGTGGCGACCCTGAAAGCGCCGAAAGAGTTTTCACCGCAATGATCAAAGCAGCGAGGGGCGACCAATGAGCCAGACTGTTAAGCTACAACGGGCATATGTGACTCGAAGAAACGATGCGGACAATTCGCTGTGGTCTCAGGAAGAGGCCGAGCGCCTTGCCCTGATCGAAGGCGATGCAGAGGAGGCGCACCGCAGGCGCATTGCTGCGCAGTCGCTCAAGTCAAAGCAACGCAGGCGCTCGGAAGTGAAGCCGATTGCTTTCGGCATTATCCGCGAGCTGGGCAGTCGGGACAGCATTGGCAACATGCTGAAAGACCGCTTTCTCGAGGAACGCCACGGGCGGACGGCACTTCGCTTGCGTGATTACATGGTCGCGCGGCAGGTCACTATGGCAGCAGGGGGAAACCTAGTCTTTGTCGATGGCGGCCAGTCAGGCGGGATTGAGAGCAAGATCCACGCCTTGCGTCAGGCGTCAGCGGCGCTTGCTGCGGGTGAGGCGACATTGCCCGGACTGGACTTCGTAAAGCCTGTCACGGGCCTTGTGTGCGGGCATATCACGATCCGTCAGGCGTCCGGGCAATTGAGGGGCCGCACGAAAGACGTAGAGAACCGCATTAAGGCCGCGCTGAAAGCGTATCTGGAAGCCGCAGAACCATTTTTCGGAGCAGGGTCATGAGGGGACTAGCTTCGTTTTTGTTTGGCTTCTGTGGTGGTGTTGCCCTAATGTCCTGTGGATTTGCTCTCGTATTCGCGATTGATGGGCTTGTGAAATATGCGCTCTCAAAATCTGAGTTGGCGTTGCATTCTGATGCTTCTTTTTACGGATTTGCGGTCGGATGCTTCTTCTTAGTCATTGTTGCCATATTTTTGCGGGAACACGCGGCTTGACGGGAACGCCAAATCAGTCATAATTCCCACAATCGCAGAGCTAACAGCGCTCGCGAAGGGCAATCTCCCAAAATTCAATTCCAAAGCGGCAGGGCTGGCGGGCGTGTGTTTAACGTTTCTTCGCTGCTAACTGGGTGCCGCTCTTTTTTATATCAGGGGCTTTCAATGCATATCGAAGACAGAACAGTGACCACGTTTGCCGTTGTCGATGGCGACAAGGAATGGACGTTCGACACAAACGACGAGGCGACCGCGTTTATGTATGGCTATGAGGCCAGTATGGAGTCGGCGCAGGCCAGTAACGCCTTCCCGGCTCATACCGCTGTGGCGGATGACCCCGAGCCAATCACGCCTATGACTGACTTGAGTGGCAGCCTAGCGGGCTATGAGCCTAACGGCGCGATTCCACAGACAGATTAACCAGTTACCGGTCCGGCTCTTTTCCTTTTATTTCACATATAGGGATCAGCCCCCCCAATGTCGGGCCGGTAAACCTTTAGCGCGGCGGCTGTGCGTGACTCCTAGATGCTCGGTTTGTTCCCCTGCCTCTGGTTGCCGCCGCGCTATTCACGTTTTTTAAGAGGAGGGCGATATGTCCGACAAGACTTTTACCGACAAGCTGGTCAGCGGAACCGTGAAGGCCACAGGCTGGTCAAGAGACTTCAGCGCTGATGTTCTTGGCACTGCGGGCGGTGCCGTCCTTGCATGGTTTGTGATTGGCCTCTTCCCTGTCCCTGACATTGTGCAGGTGATTGGTGCAAGCATTGTCGCAGCCATGCTCTGGAAGCGGAACAGACGGGATAACGTCTAGTGTCCACTCGCCAGCGCAACCAGTTCAAAGGCTCCTTGGCTGACGTTGCCCGCTATCGCAGCGAGCGCCGCTTTGGCTTCAAGGGCAAAGAGTATGACTATACCGACCGCCTGCACTTGGCTGTCCTAAGCGCTTACACGCAAGCCAGCGTTCAAAACGCGGATCAAACGCTTGTCTTGGTTGATGCTGATAACAATAAGCGCAAGCGCACACTGACCATCCTTGAGCTGCAAACACTCTTGGACCGCTGTGACCGCGCCCTGAAGCGTATGGAAATCGCACGCACCAAGGTTGACGAGGTGGCGACATGAGCCAGAAGGTTTCAGCCCTCACCGCATTAGCCGGTGCAGATGTCGCTACAGGTGATGAGCTTTATATCAATGATGATGGCACAGGCTCCAAGAAGATCGAAGCAGGCGAGCTAGCAGAAGCTCTAGGCCGTCTCGGCTTCCCGGTCGCAAGTGTTCAGGCAGATGGTCTCCAGGTCGCAACCTCAACGCCAGCAAGTGCAAGCGCTACAGGCACAGCCGGAACCATTTCATGGGATGCGGATTACATTTACATCTGCACAGCAACAAACACGTGGAAGCGTGTGGCGATAGCGAGCTGGTAGATGGCTCATGAGAAGCGCGCCAAGCCAGATAATAAAGGCAAAAAAAAGGATACGCGCATCAAGCCCGGCGAGATTCGCAATCCTCACGGTAGACCCAAAGGCGCACGCAACAAATTCGGTGAAGCCTTCCTGAGTGATTTCCTCGCTGATTGGGAAGAGAACGGCGCGGATGCAATTCAAACGATGCGCACTGAGCGGCCACACGAGTATGTGAAGGTTGCTGCGTCGATCCTGCCGAAAGAGCTTAACGTGAAGGTATCGGAGTTCGATGAGCTTACAGACGACCAACTCGACAAAAGAATTAATGCACTCGCAGACGCTCTCAAACTTGAAATTGGAGCTGGCCAAGCTCCTGAAGGAAAAACAGAAGCGGAACGACGAAAGTCGCTTAACTGATTACCTGCCTTACGCAAAGCAGCGTGAGTATCACAACAATCATGATCGAGAGTGCTTGCTTATGGCGGGTAACCAGCTCGGCAAGACTTATTGTGGATCTGCTGACACGGCGTTTCATCTGACTGGGCTTTATCCAGATTGGTGGGAAGGCAAGCGCTGGGATCGCCCCACCCGTTGGTGGGCAGGCTCCAAGACTTCAGAAGTGACGCGTGATGGGGTTCAGAGGTATTTGGTTGGCGAGCCGAAAGATGAAAGCTGTTGGGGGACAGGCATGGTTCCTAAGCACTGCTTGCTCACAACAAAGCGTCGCATGGGCGTTGCTGATGCTTTGGACAGTATTACGGTCAAGCATGCCTCTGGCGGGACGAGCACTCTGGGTTTCAAGTCTTATGACCAAGGGCGTCAGAAGTGGCAGGGCGAGACGATTGATGGTGTCTGGTTCGATGAGGAGCCGCCGATGGATATTTACATGGAAGGCCTGACCCGAACAAACGCGACTAAAGGAATAACCCGCATCACGTTCACGCCATTGCTTGGCATGTCTGATGTGGTTGCGATGTTCTTAGGCGAGATGGTGCATAGTCAATGAGTCGTTCCGTTGTCCGCATGACGATAGACGACGCGGAGCACTACACAGAGGAAGAGCGCCAGGTCATCATTGACAGTTACCCGGCGCATGAGCGTGAGGCTCGTGTTAAGGGTATCCCGTCGATGGGGTCGGGCCGAGTCTTCCCGATAACAGAAGACAGCATTGTCATTGACCCAATTACTGTGCCGCCGCATTGGCCAGTTATCACGGGCATAGATTTTGGTTGGGATCACCCCACGGCGGCAGTTAAGATTGCATGGGATCGTGACGCAGACTGCATTTATGTAGTGAACGAATACGCACAGCGCGAGGCAACGCCGGTTATTCACTCGGCAGCTATCAATGCATGGGGCAAGTGGATTCCGGTTAGCTGGCCGCACGATGGCTTGCAGCACGATAAGCAGTCAGGTGATCAGCTCGCAGAGAGTTACCGAAAGAATGGCGTCAACATGCTCCCAGAGCGTGCGACGTTTGATGATGGCACGCACGGGCTAGAGGCTGGCGTTATGGAGATGCTGGACCGCATGCAAACCGGGCGCTGGAAAGTGTTCAAAAATTGCGGGAAATGGCTATGTGAATGCCGGCTGTACCACCGCGAGGATGGGCTGATTGTCAAAGAGCGCGATGATGTGATCTGCGCCTCTCGCTACGCGATGATGATGATC